ACCATAAGCTCATGGTCGTAAGCTATGGCATAAATGGCACCGTTCTCGATCTTCTCAACCTTTGAGCAGTCAATAAGAATGCAGTCGCCATCCAGAATGAGTGGTTCCATAGAGTCCCCAGACACTCGCACACGCTTGCAATGAGATGCTTTAATGCCGAGTTTTTCGAAAAAGTCTCTTCTGTATAAGGCAGGAACTGTGCCAGACACCTCCTCATAGGTAGGCTCAGGGGTCTCTCCGCAACCAAACACCACATTGTACTCAGGCACCTCGACCATGGCTGAACCGTCCACCGGAGCCAAAAGGTTCGATGTCTTGGAGCCCTCACCTGTGATGAGCCACAGAAGGTTAACTTTTAACACTTCTGCAAGCTTTACGACGTAGTAGGCAGAAGGCGGATGCTTCTGATCAGTGTTAAGCCATTTGTTAAGAAGCTGTGATGTTTCTCCGATTTCACGCGCTATCTGAGCCTTTGTTTTACCGGATTCAGCGATGGCCAGAGACAGCCTTAACCTGAATGCGTTTGAATCTTCGCTTGAATTCATTTTTACGATCTCCATCAATTTATAAATAAAAGTTTAATTGATCGCTTGAAAATATCAATTTTTGTAAGTAAACTTATTTCTAACAAAACAATAAACAAAAATTTAATTGTTTGGAGGAACCGTGAAAACTCTGACTGACAGAGAACTGTATGCGACCCAGACCGCTGAATTCATCAGCCTTTTGGGCACAAAGAAAATCTGCAGAGTCTGTCAGCGCTCACCGCAGGCGCTGACAGGCTGGAAAAAGCGAGGCATGCCACTAAGCTGGAGGCTTGTTTTTAAGCAGAGATACCCTGCGGAATTTAAAAAAGTATTCGGAAACGAGGAGACACACTAATGAGTGACATTGTTATGACTACTGATCGCGAGGCCCTTAAGTCTGCGATCCTTTACATGGAAAAGGCTCTCTCAGCTTTTAAAAAGGGCCTTAATTTAGAGATTGAGAATGAAAAGATTAATACAGCGCAAAAGACTGTGGAGAAGGCTAAAACAGCGCCAGCAGAGACTAAGCAGAAGGTAGACGTACCTAAGAAGGCTCCTGAAAAGCTTGCACCAAGCATCGAAGACATCAGAAAGGTTTTTGCAAAGATCATGCTTGACCAGGTCGTTGACGGCCGAAGCATCATCAAGTCAACTCTTGATAAGTACAACGCCACCAAGGTTTCAGAGTTCAAGCCGGAACAGTATCTGAGTGCACTGACAGATACGATTAATAGCTACAAAGAAGATCTCGAAAAGAAAGATCCTCAAAACGCAGACGAGAAGCTAAAGGAGATGATCGAATGGGTAATTCCGTTTTAGCAGAGCGTGAGCATTCAACTCTGTCAGCCTCAGCATCACATCGCTGGCTCGCCTGCACTGCATCTGTGAAATTCACAGCGGGAATGCCGGACAGCCCAAGCACCTACGCTGAAGAGGGCACAAGAGCTCATGAACTGTGCGCATGGAAAGTTGCAGAAATGTTCAAAGTTCAAGGCGTTAAAAAACCAGACTTCAAGTATGACAGCGCTACGGAAGAGTGCGCTGACGGTTATGCAGCGTTTATCGCAGAAAAAATGACCGACAGTGCAGCAATCTTTTTAGAGCAGAGAGTTGACTACTCAGACTACACAGCTCCTGGCTCTTTCGGAACTGCTGACTGTGTGATTGTCGCAGGCGACACCCTAAAGATAGTCGACTACAAGCACGGCGTAGGTGTTCCGGTTGAATGCGACCACAATCCTCAGCTGATGCTGTACGCCTTAGGTACATACAGTGCACTAAAAGACCTGTACGACATCAAGAACGTGGAAATGTCAATCTACCAGCCCCGCATTGGCAACCTCTCAACCTGGGCTACATCAATGCAGGAGCTTATCGACACAGCAACCTCAGTGTTCAAGCCGAAAGCTGAAGAGGCTATAAGCGATAAAGGTAGCTTCTGTGCAGGTGAGTGGTGCAGGTTCTGCAAGGGTAAACAGCTCTGCAGAGAAAGGGCAAGAGCCAATCTGTCTCAGGCTCGTGAGGATTTCAAGCTACCACCAGAGCTCTCAAACACGGAAGTAGCCGAAATCCTGACCAAGGTCGATCAGATTATAGCATGGTGCACAGACATTAAAGACTATGCGCTTGAAACTGCGCTCAAGGGTGAGAAGTTTACAGGTTTCAAGCTTGTGTACGGTCGCAGCATTCGCAAGTACTCCGATGAGGAGAAAGTGGCAGACGCTGTGAAGGCAGAGGGTTTAGATCCATACACACACAAACTTCTGGGCATCACAGACATGACCAAACTTCTCGGAAAGAAAAGATTTGATGAACTCCTGGGCTCTTACATCGTGAAGCCTCAGGGCAAACCAACGCTGGTGCCGGACAGCGATAAAAGGCCGGAGATGGCTCTAAGCGACTTCTCAGAATTCGCTCAGAGCAAATAAACGACAAAACGTAAAAACGTAATCATGGAGAAACGTAATTATGCAAGCAACTAAAGTAGTAACAGGTCCAGATACTCGCTTATCTTATGCTCACATCTGGGAACCGCAGTCAATTAATGGCTCTGATCCTAAGTATTCAGTGTCTCTAATTATTCCTAAGACCGACACTAAAACCGTAGCAGCGATTCAGAATGCGATTAAGGCAGCCTATGACGAGGGGCTTAACAAGCTCAAAGGCACCGGTAAGACCGCTCCAGCACTTGAAGTTATCAAGAAACCACTGCGCGACGGTGATGCTGAGAGACCAGATGACGAGGCCTACGCAGGATGCTACTTCCTGAAAGCTTCCTCAAAGAATCAGCCTCAGGTGGTTGATACCAAGGTGCAGCCAATCCTTGAACAGACAGAGGTCTACTCAGGCTGCTACGGTCGAGTAAGTATCAACTTCTACGCCTTCAACACCAATGGTAATAAAGGCATCGCCTGCGGACTTGGCAACATTCAGAAAATTAGAGACGGTGAACGCTTAGGCGGTGGCCCAACCTCAGCAACTGAAGACTTTGAGGCCTACGGTGCCGCGGACACAGGGGCAGATTTTCTGGCCTAATTAGCAACTTAGTAGTCAAGTTTGGAGGTGGCAACCCCACCTCCTTTTTTAGCACTAAACCGGAGTAACTATGAGATTCATGTCTATCGATATTGAAACGTACAGCGATATCGACATCAACAAAGCAGGCGTCTACAGATACGTCGATACAGACGCATTCAAGATCCTGCTTTTTGCGTATTCAGTTGACGGTGGTCCTGTACAGCTTATAGACCTCACCAGAGGTGACAGCATACCTAAGGAGATTGTAAAGGCTCTCAGTGAGAAGAGCATAACCAAGTGGGCCTATAACGCCAACTTTGAGCGCGTGGCGCTCTCAAGATTTTTAGGTATGCCTACAGGTCAGTACTTAGATCCTGTAGGCTGGAAGTGCTCCATGGTCTGGGCTGCAACGCTTGGTCTCCCTATGGGACTTGCTAAAGTGGGCGAGGTTCTGGCACTTGACAAGCAGAAGATGTCAGAAGGCCGAGGGCTTATATATAAGTTCTGCAAGCCCGACAAAAAGACAGGGCTTAGGGTAATGCCTGAGGAGTTTCCAGAAGACTGGGAAACCTTCAGACGCTACAACATAAGAGATGTTGAAACCGAGATGGGTATTCAGAAGATGATCAGTCCTTTTCCATGCTCAGATGAGCTGTGGCAGGAGTACTGGACCGACCAGCAAATTAACGACAGAGGTGTTGAAGTTGATTTGACCTTAGCCAGAAACGCGGTCGCCATGGACGCTGAAATCTCAAAAAAACTCATGGAAAAGATGAGATCGCTGACAGGTATCGACAATCCAAGAAGCACCTCACAGCTTGACATGTGGTTAAGAGAGCATGGTTGCGACATGGTATCACTTGGCAAGAAAGACGTAGCTCAGGTGATCGAGGAGACAGACGATCCTCTAATTAGAAAGGTACTGTCACTACGCCTTTTAATTTCCAAATCATCCGTTAAAAAGTACACTAAAATGCTTGACGCAACCTGCTCAGACGGCAGAGCGCGTGGCATGTTTCAGTTTTATGGAGCCATGAGAACCGGCAGATTTGCAGGACGTCTACTGCAGCTACAGAACCTTCCGCAGAATCACATTGAGAACATTGGACTTGTAAGAGAGCTCGCAAGACGTGGCGATCTTGAGGCGCTGTCCGTGATGTTCGACTCGGTGCCTGACATCCTCTCGCAGCTGATACGTACAGCGTTTGTTGCAAGGGAAGGCTCACGCTTTATCGTAGCTGACTTCTCAGCTATTGAGGCTAGAGTCATTGCTTGGCTCGCAGGCGAAGAGTGGAGAATGAAGGCATTTGCAGAGGGTAAAGACATTTACTGCGCCTCAGCTTCTGCCATGTTTGGAGTTCCTGTTGT